GTTCAGAGCCTGAACCACCGCCGGTCGCTTAGCCGCGTCCAACGCTGTCTGGTAACTCGCGTATCCAGCCGCACGGCCAGCAGCGGCAATCGTCATGCCGCGAGCCATGTACAGAACTAGCCGCTCCTGCTGCACGGTCAGAGCCCCAAGCGTCAGCCCCATGTACGGGGTCATGGCCTGGAACTCGGTATGCGACATCAACTCATCGGTCTGAGCGATGTCAGTGGACAGGGGTGCCTGGTTCTCTGATTGAATCGGCGAGCTCTCCAACAACGTCTTCGTCCAAGAAAACAAAAACCGGTGCCCGATCCCCTAGCTCATGCAAGCGGATCCTGGTCAGATATTCGTGAAGAGATGTCGGATTGGGGTCGATAGAGGCGACGATTGCCTCAACTATCCACCCGTCGTATACCAACACTTCGTGGCCACCCCGGTACGCTGTCCCTATGATGGCGTCTTCGAAGCCCTCTATCGCAAACACCTGGACTTTCGGCAGCATTTATATTAGCCCTGCTCCTGTCTAATCACAAGAGTACTGGTAAATAGTCTTCACCCACCAGTACAGCATATCTGTACTTAAGCTCTGTTTGAGGAGGTTAACGCGAAGCGCGACCAGCTGCACGTTCCCCGGTGTATAACCCTGCTGGCTGTCGATCCGGTCGATACTTGCGTTAAAGTCCTTGGCTCCCGATCCGTCATTGTGATGGGTAAGAACAACCCCTGATATCGCACAACGGCCCTCCTGCCGTCGCCAGAGTTCTGCGAGGTACTCGGCTGTAACTTCGTAGTCTGTGAACCCACGACTACGGCTCTTACTCTTGCTTACAGATACGAGGTTCGCCAAGTACGGTTCGTAGCCCGTGGACCGTTGTTGACGGCGCGTGGTTTGATTACAGGGGCGGCATATCGTCCTGTAGCTGCCTTTCATAGCCTCGAAACTCGCTATGGGCAGGTCCGTCTGGCAGCGAGCGCATGTCTTAGTGTCTGACACTAGTACAACCCCTCCGGAAGACCGACAGTCGGTCTCCTGCGCCGGATGAGGTTGCCGGAGTATACCCTTGATTCTGCAAAAAAATTCCTATAAAAATTTTTTGCAAAAAATTTTTTAAGGGTAAGGGGTAGGCGTTTTTGCCCTGTTTTACTCACTCACTATCTCCCCCCTCGACTCCAGCACCAACCCCTTTCCCGGAATTTGGCCATTGGAACCTTGTTTTTAACCAGAATCGTGGAACCTTGTCGCCCAGTAACCCCCCAGCGTCAACGCTCGACACTTCGTGTCTCGCGGTCAGTAGATCTTATGTATCTGTCAATTAACTAGGAGTAACTACTCATGGACAACCAAGCCAACACAACCAACAACATCAACGCCAACGAACAACCGGACCAGATGTACCTCGCTGCTGAGAAAGCAAAGGAAGCATCCAAGTCTGTCATCACCTACGCTAAAGAGAAGCCTGACATGGCAGCTCTATTCGTCCTCGGCGTACTCAACCTCTTCAGCTAATCATAACCGGGAGGGACCTCCAACCTCCCACCTCTAACCACAAGGAACTAACCAATGACCCTCAGCAACGTTCGGTTCTCCTCCATCCTCATCACCATGGCCAACATCACTTTCATCGGCTCGTTCTTCACGGAGCCAGAGGTTGGCTACTCACTGCTCATCGCTACGGGCTTTCTGCTCGTAGGTGCACTGGCATGCACCATCGCTAACGACTAACAACTAGCCACTGACCACGGTCAACGTACCGTGGTCAGTTGTTGTTTGCGCGCAACACATATCATGTGCCACTGGATAACGGTCATGTGCTCGTGGTCCGTGGTCAGTTGCCATCGGATCACTGTCATTTGACCGTGGTTCATGGCCCGTGGTTGGCTCACACAGGCATGTGTGCAGTGTGTGCAGCCATTACGGTTTGTGTGCAGGCATGTGTGCAGGCAACTTTGTTGCAAGTGCACACAGCTAAGTGCCTGATTCACAAACACTTTTAATCTGCAGCCACGAAATGTGTGCAGTGTGTGCAGTGTGTGCAGGGTTTTTTAAGTTCATTTTGAGAACGAATCGTTTTCAAAGAAATACATGTGTTTTTCTTGCGAACTTGAAAAAATGCCTGCACACAGTGCACACACATTGATTTATAAGGAAAAATGCCTGCACACACCCTCTCGTTTGCTGCACACATTGCCCTGTTTGCTGCACACATTTAGACCGTTACCTGCACACAGTCTGTGGATAACTCAAACTAGTGGTTAAAACTGACCACTAACCACTGTCCACTTATACAGTACAACGCTCATCGGTTCCCGATTCGCGGTCAGATGTTCAATTGATTCATTTACATAACAACCAAAGGTACCTACATGCAACCAGCTATCAGGTATATACGGTGCGAGCGTCGCTACCACCGCAATATCCATACCCTTGAGGTCGACGACCTCAACTTAACTAAGCAGCAGCTCGTCGAGTACATCGAGAGCAAAGGCTACGATCACGACACGTTCGGCACCGAAATGCACCGTTTCGGGAACGCCGTTACCATCCATTTCTATACCGACTGATACAGGAAAACCAAACCATGTCTCAACCACAACAGCACGACCTATTTGACCCCCAAGTCATCTACTGCGATGACGCCCCCGTCACTAACCTCAGCCAGTTCCTAGACTTCGTAAACCAGAACTTTTCTACCACCTTCCCCCACGGCACACTCGTGGTCAGCCCTCCGATCCCGATGCGCTCAGGCGCAGGATGGTACGTCGGACGTGCCGGATTTAACTTCGACCAGAACGCTAGCCGCTGGTGGTACGAGCCGTACGACCGCATGTCTAACTACTACCTAAGCGAACACGAGGCAGCCGACGTCGCCTCATGGCACCGCTGGGGCGCGGAGCACCCACCCGTATGAACGACGAACAATGCTACGTCCTGGCCGTGGACTCACTACAGCGGGCTATAGCCTCGTTGAAGTCTGTCCCCGACCAGGACTCCAAGGCCATGTATGAAACCCTTCGCCTCACCAACGAAGCAGCCCATGCCATCTACTCCATGGCGCACATGCGCATGATGGCGGAGGAAAAGCTGCGCGAACTCGAGACTCCAACGGAGGAGTTCTAGAACGTTCGCCCGTTCCGGGCTCACGGTCAGTGACCATTGTGTACTAACCAAAGGTAACCAATATGCGACAACTGCAATTACCACTAACAACTAGCAACGGACAACGGATCACTAACAAATTACGCCAGGCAATTCAGTACGCTAAAGATCACCCAGATGAGGTGATGCTGGCACTAATGACAATTCTGTTGCTAGATATAGAAGATGACCTAGATGACGTGTCCAAATAACCAGCCTAGCGCAGCAGCAGCAAAGGAACTAACCATGTCTAATCCGTATGAAATTCTCAATCTGAACACTGTCCACTGGGATTGGCTCGTTGACCACGAGCACCAGTTGACTGACCACGAATCATCAGACGTTGATATCGATACAGCGTTTGGCGATGCAGAGTTTGCCAGTCAGTTGGCAAAGCTGCTTTCCGAGTACAAGTAATCAACTAACAACCATAGGTAACTAATCATGACCGTTAAAGATCAATCGTTCATCCCCAACGTTATCGGCTACATGTCAGAGAAGAACACGACCCTTGGCTCCATCGCCAAGTACGTGGAGTCTCAGCAGGCGGACGACCCGCTCGAGCGTATTGCTCTTGCATTCTTCCGTTTGCAGCGCGCTCGTCAGGCTGCAGTGACCGCCGAGCTTGAGCAGGGAGTCCCGGTCGAGGGACCGCCGTTCAAGCCGGAGCGTTTGCTCAGCTTCATTCAGTCTGTCATGAACGGTGTCTGCTGGGCCGCTCGCCGCTTGTATGTGGCGAACGACAAGCAGGACTTCGGCAACGGCATCGACTTCTCACAAGACGTCGGTGACTACGTCGGTGTCTACGCTAGCAACGAGCGTATCCCCGAGCTGGTGGATAGCGACTTCATGGCGCTCACCCGCCTGCACACTTTGCTCGCCGCCAAGATGGCGTACCTCACCGACATCGCTCCGCTCTACCACTTTGAGCAGCGCGCCAAGGACGAGGACGGCAACTGGTACGTCGACAAGACATGCGAGTCGTTCCGAGAGGCAATGCCGGTTATGGACGACATCGTCGCCCGTCTCCAGCAGGAGCAGGAAGCCAACGAAGTCTCCGACTTCATGAAGCAGCTCCGCGCCGCCTAACCCAGAGAAAGGTTGGTCGTCACCCTTGACCAAAACGACCATGGTCCTTCCCCGCTAACCGAGTTACCTCGAGGCGGGGAAGGATCAACCTCTGGCCGCCGGACTGATAGCGTGCCATATAAAGAACGTGCCGATACCAACGGCTAGTGTGACGCGCACGATGAGAAACGGGATGGTTTCCCGTAGCGTTCTCCCCGGTGAATTCCGGCGTTAGCAGCACGATAGTCCCCTGTGGTCGTGAAGCGGATGGAAGGTGCAAGTGACGGATTGCAAGCCCGATGCACTAAGTTACCGCCGCATAGGGGAAGCACTTTATATATAATTACCGAACCGGAAGTTTAGGGCCTGGCGAGCAGTAATGTATCGCCTCCACCGGACGCTTAAAGAAGGCTAACCCTCTATCCAGCCCTGACTTCCACCTATTACCACAGCCCGTTTGGCCACCAGGTCAAGCGGGCTTTTTTATTCCCAACGCAAAAGGACAACCAAACAATGACATCTCTCAATACAAAACAAATCATGAAGACCGCGCTCGATGACCTAGTCGAGCAGGGCATCGACGGCGAAAACCTCGTCGAGTTTGTCAGCACCGTATCGGGAACCCTTGGGTTCGTGTTCGGTGCGCTGCATATTTCAACTGAAAAGCGCCTCAGCCTTCAGGAAATCGACACGCAGATCGACAACCTTGCTGACTTTATGAAGAACTGTGCACGGCGCACGTCTGAATACGAACCGCCACGGGCTAACTAACCATGAACACCTGCAGCACATGCAAACACTGGAGTCGGTGGAAACATAAAGTCACCGACCAAGCCACGTTTACATCTCGCATGGGCAACTGCAACATGGTGATGATGTGGTGGGACGCTAGCGAATGGCTAGAAGAAGAGCCGTTCACCCGAGAAATCAACCCAAAATTCGCGCACAAACGAGCGTTCGTTCAGGACGCAAGCGACTACAGCGCAAGTCTTTACACCCGTGAAGACTTTGGTTGCCTAGATCACAAAGGATAAAACCATGCATTGGAATCACCGAGTCCTTAAAGAAGTAACCGAACCTATGTTTGGTGAACCCGAAACTATCTACAGCTTCGTCGAAGTGTATTACGAAGACGACGGTACACCCAGCAGCTACAGCGCCCCATTTATGTACGGCGACAACTTGGAAGAACTGCAGTCAATAGTCAACCGACTACAAGAAGCACTCAATCACCCAATACTAAATGCATCCGAGTTCCCTGAACCATCGGACGCGCTTGACGACGACAGTGACTTCTGCGGCTACGAACCGTGAGTTCACCTATAAAACTACCACCTAGAACCAAGTATTACGGTTGGGACTATACAAAAAACCAACAACTGCGCATGACCGGTAAAGAATGGCACCAGTACACCAAACGCGAAGACTTAAAAACCGAAAGAGGCTCCGACTCAGCCTGGGGCAGCAACTGCGAAATCTGGCTAGACGGAACCGACATTAACCATAAAAAGTGAGAACTGTATGTTCAGGACATTCCGAGCCTTCATCAAACGCATTAACACCGTAAAAGACTACGACTGGCGCTGGGTACCACCGCCCAACTGGGCGTGTAAGCGTAACGGAGTACATTACTGGTAACAAGTTATGAACGAAGCTAAATACAACCCTGTGCCAAAAGAAAAGCACTTAATAGACTTTGACACATACTCAAACATGTTTATTACTGCTGACTTCAACGGAGTTAGCTATTTAAATTACAGCCTGCACTTAGAAGAAACATGGTACCCAAAAGACACACCACGCATAGCTAGCAAAATGCGTAACTGGTTATTCTCAAGAGCATCCGACTTTGTCATGGAAAGACCTAATGTTGTTATCGAAGCACACAACCACATAGAACAACACCCACTTACTTACCCCCAATACAATTTGCCTGACCAGTTTCACCATTGGATAGCTCTTTGGAAACTAAAAACATTAACCAGACAAAATAACAACTAACCACGGAGCACTAACAATGTTCTTTTTATCCGGCTTACTTGCAGCTCTAGCAATGATCTTCTTGCTACTCAAACTCAACCTTCGCCGCATCGCAAAGTACGACATCTTCCTGGACGTAGTACTTACGTTCTTCTTTATCTGGATCTTCGCTGGTACTTTCGCAGGCATGATGGCTGGCCTCTGGGCCGGTGCCCTCATATCCATATTCTTGTGGTGGGCTAAACGCAACGTGCCACAAGAAGAACTCAAGTGGATCAAGACCAAGCGTTTCCCGTATCGGAAGCTAGCTTGGGTGACTGTCATTAAAACTAAAAACCGTTAACGAACATCTGGCCTCTGGCCGGTTACAGACTTCAGCCCCCCTGAACCAAGCTCTTGGTGACCAGTGCAAGCCAAGAGTCGTTGTCTGTAACTGGTCAGAGGTTAGACCTACCGCATTACTTAAGGAGTAACAAATGCGTACTATCCGCCCATCACAGCTCAAGTCCGAACTTAAAGCCAACGCTCTGGCCCGCGTGCCGAGCATGATCTGGGGCCCGCCAGGTCTTGGTAAGTCTCAGATTGTTTATCAATTTGCCAACGACCTACACGCCAAGGTCTTTGAACTTCGTGCCAACCTCTTCGACCCCGTCGACGTTCGTGGCGGTCTCAAGGTTGTCGAGCAAGCCGATGGTTCATACCGTACTCGTTACGGCGTACCTGAGGATTACCCCGACACTAACTACCAGGGCACCGTCGTGCTGCTCATCGACGAGTTGCCCAATGCACCCAAAGCTACGCAAAACGCGTTGCTGCAGTTGACGCTCGATCGCAAGATCGGCACTTACGTTCTTCCCGAAAACACCATCATTGTTGCCGCGGGCAACCGGTCGCAAGACCGTGCCGCTGTTCACGAGATGCCTACCCCGGTCAAGAACCGCTTTGCGCACTACACGCTCGAGGCAAACATCGACGACTGGGTAGCTTGGGCGCTGCGTAACAAAATTGACGACAGCCTGATCTCGTTCCTTCGTTATCGCCCGAGTCTGCTTCACAGCTTGGACGCTAACGACTACGCGTTCCCGTCGCCCCGTACCTGGGAGATGGTCAGCCGCAAGTTGCCACATATGAACGACATGTTCTATGGCGTTGCATCGCTCGTTGGCG